TTTTGATTGATCTTCTGTATTATTCACTTCATGTGAAATTGAACGTCTTAAATGTCCTGTGTCTACAGGAGCACGCATTTTCGCTTCTGCTTCAATGAAAAGCGCAATCTGTTCAGCCGTTTTGATGCGTTTTGCTTTCATCTTTGCGATCTCTTCTTTGAAACGGCTCATTGAACATCATCCTTTTTAATAAGAACTTCATAGTGCCTGTCGTAATCCATTACGCCTGTAATGGTGTAATTCTCATTTCGATATTCAATTTTTTCACCTAATTTTAAGCGTGTATCTGGCTTTGTAAACAGCCGATACTTTACATCTGCAAGAATGCCGTATTGGTTTTCAGCTAATTTTGAAGAATACAGCTCAATTTCACATCGAATAGGGAGTCTTTTAAAAACAGTTTCATAAATCGGCTCTCCGAAATCGTTGTAGTCTACAATTTGTTTCCCACCTTCAACGAGAAGATAAACTGTCTTAGTCAATCTCATCGAAAAATCACCCTTCGATAACGGTTGAGTTGAGAGAGAATGTCTTGTGGCAACGAATCACGATAGGTTTCAGAAAGACTCCCTTTCGATTCGCTTTTGATATTCTCAACGCCGTTCATGCGATAGCGAAAAACAGCAATATCTTCAATAACGGAGTTTAATTCAGTGGGAATTTCTTCAATATTGCAGTAAGTTTTTACGAACTGTTCTGCTCTTGAGATGTATAAATTAAGCAAATCATCTTGCGAATTGTCGCTAATACCTAGCAAAATTTTTACATTGTCAATTGAAGCCATTTATTTTTCACCCCTTTTTCTTAGGGGATTTTTTAGCAGTTTGTTTTTCTTCTTCTTGCTTTTTCACTTCAACAACTTCGTAATCAGGATTGTTTTTCAATCGTTGAATGTGATCTTCATCTACAATTTCCCAGATATGCCCTGTTTTTTTATTACGGAAAAACACCTACATCACCTCACATGTGAAAAAATGAGCAGGGAAAGCCCTGCCCATTTTTTAAAATCAAGCAATAGTAGCCGTCAAAACTGCCATAGCTTCTGGACGCAATACAGTTGCGCCGTAAACAGCCAAGCCACGAACGCCGTCGGCAAAGCTGGTTTGCAAACGAATTGCTTCAATCGAATCAATTTGTTTGCCGTAGCCGATAGCCGATTGATGAACGGCAAGGATTTTAAATTTGCCGTCTACATTAGCGATGTTTTCAGAAACAACAACTTGCATACCGTTGATTTTTTGTCCTTCAACGACGCCGTTTTCAAGCACAGTCGGGTTTGCTGTGAATCGAGCGTCTTTGTTTAACAATCCTAAAACTTGAGCGTTTACGATTACAAAACGATTAGCCATCGGAACTTTTGCAGTAGAAAGTTTCGTGCCTAAGTCAACGATGTAGTCATATACATTCGCTTTGTCAAGCGCAATCGGATTTGTGTCATCGCCGATTGTATGCTGTGCTTCTGTGTAAAGCGAAAGTACATAAGCGTCAACTGCTTCTTGAATGCTTGCGCTTGCTTCTGCTGTGTGAGCGTCAATCAAATCGCCTGCGGCTTGTACTTTATCTACATCATGCACAGTGAAAGCAAAATATTTCTTTTGATCGAATGCCAATTCAACAGGTGCAGTTGTGAGTTCATCCCAAGAAACTGTACCTGCATAGTCTTTTACATTTACTGTGCTAACACGATTGAAAACAGCTTTTCCACCTTGTACTTCGGTCGGTTTTGTAGCAATCAATTCAGCTACCGAACGAGAATGGAAATTTGCAAGAAGACGAGCTTCCCAAATTTGTGGAATGAAAGAATTTACTGCCATGAAACATCTCTCCTTTTTATTTTTTTTGAATTTGCTTTAAATTAAAAAGCCAAGCTTTCCGCTTGGCTTAAAATCTTTTCAAACATCAAAGATTAGCTAGCTGATCTTTGATAATGTCCCAATTTTTCTGAATCTCTTCTGGTGTCATCGCTTCGATTTGCTCACGAGTAAAAGTTTGTGCTTTTTGTGCAGTGTCTTTCGGCTGAACACCTGTCGACTTTAATTTCTCATCAACAAGTGCTTGCAAATGCGAAGTCCACACTTCTTCAAATTTAGCAAGGTTTTGAAGTGTAGTTTCTTCATCTTGAGCAATGAAATAATCCACTAACTGAATCGGAAGCTTCTTTTCAGTTGCAATCGTGAGAGCTTTATTTTTCAGCGTTTCACGCATTTTTTCTTGCTCCATTTGCTGAATTTTCGCTTCCAATTCTTTCAATTTCAAATCTTTCGGGTCTGCTTGAGGGAAGCGTTTAGCAATTTCTTCCTCAATGATTTTAGGAAGTGTTTTTTGCTTCCAAGTTTCAAGCCCTTTTGTAAAATGACGGTCTTTTTCGCTGTCTAACCAGCGTTTCAACTCATCATTTTCAACAAGCATTTGTTGCACCTCTTGCACACTCACTTTTCGCAAGTCCGCAAGATATGCCTTTACTTCCTCATTGTCTTTATTTTCTTCAAAGAATTTTTTAACATCTTCCAAATTCATAAGTATTTACCTCCTATTGCCCTTCTAACGCTTTCGCCCTAGAAGTGCAAGATTTTAATTTCGATTGCTCTTTACCGTCTACAATCGAGAAAAAGACAATATAAAAAGCCACCTTTACGGTGACTGAATCCCTTTAGATTTAGCCCATTCTTCATATGTCTTATATTCGATGACTTCTTTTGTCTCGTTGTCCTTGCGCTTTGTCGGCTCATATCCCTCAATTGCTGGAATCCAACACGAGCGACAATTAGGATGAGCCGGAATGACAGGACGGTCTGGGTCATCTAAACGCCATTTCTTGCCGTCACGAGAACGGCAAATTTGTGATGTACGATTATCAAGCGTAGCTGTGTAAATGAGATATTTCACTACACCGCTTTCTTTATAAATCTTTTCTTGCGCTGACGAAATCACACGAGCCGATTCTGTGCGAATCAAGCGTTGTGATTGATACGCTTTTGAATTGAATTGCTTATCAATACGCTTTGCGATCTTATCTAATGATTCGCCTTGCTGAATGCCGAGATGGAGTTCAGTTCGCAAAGCATTGACAAGTGCGTTTGCATTGTTCCAAATACGTTGTGAAAAAGGAATGCCGCTCCAATTGTAATTAACAATTTCGTCAACAACTTCTTTTCTCAACAACGAAAACGAAAACGTTGTATGGATAGTTTTTTCAATCATATAAGCTGTTCGATAATACGCAAGCGTGAATACTGTAGCAAGGATAGACGCAATCATTTCGATTTCAGAAACGGCAATGTTTCTGATTTCGTTCCTTAACTGCTGTTCGATTTGTTGAATGTCGGAAACATTGATTTTGCCGTCTTGTCCGTATTTCATGAATAATTCGGCGACAAGTCTTTTGATATTGTCACGATGTTTCCGATACAGTTTTAATACTTCCCGATGTTCTTTATCGGAAAGAATAAATAGCTCATCAATCAATTTGAGAAATTCCTTCTCATTCATCGTTATCACCTATTAAATCGAGCTCCATTGCGTCTTGTTCTTTCTTCAGCTTCTCAATAACTTGTTTCGGATTTTGAATCTTCGGATGCCACGACAAACGAGTTTCAAGGTCAACCATGTTTGCAAGCTGAACAATTTGTTGCGTGATCTCCATGTCGTTTTGCGGAATGTTGCGACTGAATTGGAATTGAATATCTGTATAGTTGTAGTTCGCACCCTTCAAATTAAGGATATTTGTAATCAATCGAATACGTTTCCGCAATGCTTTTTCCATTTTGCGCTCTTTAACCGAGCATTTAGATTCAAGACCGAACAACTTGAAGCCAATTGCGATACCTGAAAGGTTTGAAGAAAATTCCTCCGTCGTTAATTTAGGTGTTGCTGTTTGAATATGTATCAAATCATCAATCGTTTCAAAAAAGTTCTGTTGAAACTGATTATTGATGTTTTTAATGAGCCATTGTGCGTCACCTTGATTATCTAACAACAACACGCCATTTTGACGCATTGCCTGTATATCTTCTGGCTTCGTGCCTTGATAACCTTTGATGAGCAGATACGCATTAGCAAATGATTCTAACTCATTTGCGCTATCGCTCAAAATCTTATCGATAGCGTCAACTAACGGAATTTGCTTTTCAAAATCGCCTATTTCTTCATCGTTGTTTTTATAGATAACTATAGGCACTTCACCGAAGTAATGAGGGATTGAATTATCTAAAACGAATGTCTCCCCGTTGTCAAAAGACGTAAAGTAATAAAAGCCTTCAGCGTCGTATGCTTCTACTTTTATTACGTCTGAATCGCCTTGCTTTTCATTCCAATATCGAATGCCGAAAAGAACATTGTCTTGGCTGTCTTTTTCAACATACATTTCAATCGGCGAATATTGCGTGAAACGAATATCGCCGCTTCGGTCAATGTAAACAAGTTCGTAACATTTACCAAAAATCGTAAAGTCTTTTACAATCTCCGCATTTGCGTCTTCCTCATCATTGAGAATAAAGATTTCATGCAAGTCATCGAGATATTTTTGATTTCCAGAGCGTGACAGGTATGTAATCGGTTTTGAAGCGAAATAGCCAACAACCGTATCAACAATCAAACTACAGTAACTTGTCGCTATCTTGTTGTTTGGCTTCAACGGGTCTGGCAAAGTACGATTCAGAATATCGTTTTTGCCTGTATAGTAGCGATACAACTTTTGGTATCTAGGCAATTCTGTACGATGTTTTTGTATCGCTTCTTTGATTTGTTGACTTGTCAGCACTTTCTCACCTTCTTTCTTCTCATAATCCTAATAATCTTCTATCGAGCGTTTGAATACGTCTCATTTTTTGAATTAACGTAACAGCCATTTCTAAAGAGTCTGGCGCATCGTCGTGTTTTGCTGTTGACGAATAATCAAGTATCTGTTGATTGTATGTTTTATTTGCAG